GTAGGAATCGTATTACTCGTCTCCTTTCTGACTGGGGCCTCATTAGTATTTTAAAAGAAGAATCAATACAAGATATAGCACCATTAAATCAAATTAAGGTTTTACCTTATAAAGACAAGCATGAATGGAAGTTGGAACAGAAATATAATATAGGAAAGAAGAATAAAGTAGAGGAAACAGTATCATAAAGTACAGTTCTCCACCTTACCTTTTAGAGTGGTTCTTGTATAATTAGTAGTGTGAATGCTTAACAGGTTCACATTCTAAAACACTCGCTTTTAAAGGAGACACAATTATGGACAACCCTTTTGGTCTACAAAGATATGGTACTGCTGATCTTGAATCCTTGATGGATAGGATCTCTAGAAACAGTATTGGTCTAGACACTTACTTTGAAAATATTTTCAATGTAACTAATCAAGTAAATTATCCACCTTACAATATTGTTCATGTAAACAATGTAGAATCTAGATTAGAGATTGCTCTAGCTGGATTTAAGAAAAAAGAAATTAAAGTTTACACAGAATATGGTAAGTTAGTGGTAGAAGGAACTAAAGCAACCAAGGAAGAAGAGGAATATCTTCACAGAGGTCTTGCATCAAGATCATTTAGAAGAGAATGGTCTCTTTCTGATGACATAGAAGTAAAAGATGTTACTTTTGCAGATGGATTATTAACTGCCAAATTAGGTAAGATAATTCCAGAGCATCATGCCAGAAAAGACTATCTTTAATAACTAGGGGGTGACAACCCCCTTTTTTTATGCTAAAATATTATTAACTGTTTAAAAACATGACAATAAAACTTGCATTACTGAAATCAGGAGAAGAAGTCATTTCAGATATGGATGAGATGATAACTGATAAACAAGTAGTGGTTGGATATTACTTTACAAATCCCTGTAGAGCAATGCTTACAACACCTGATATTTCCTCTGACTCTTCAGAAAGACAACCAGTATCAATTAAATTAATACCTTGGTTTCCTCTTGCTAAAGAAGACAAGATACCTGTAGTAGCAGATTGGGTTATCAGCATAGTAGAACCTCAACCAAAACTTAAAGAACTATATACAAAAGCATCTGAAGATTATGAAAAAAGAAAATCTCAAAGTACTAGTCTTAGTGACACAGGAAATGATAGTGACACAAGTGGAGGAAGTCCAGAGTGAATTAGGAGGTCCTGATTGTAAGTTAACAGAACCTTTTGTTTATGATCAGGAGAATGAAACCCTCTCTCCTTGGTTATTAAATGTAACTACTCAAAATACCTTTATGATTTCATCTGATAAAATATTGACTTTAGTTAATCCTAATAGTAAAATAGTAAAGAAATATGAGAGTGTGATAGAAGAATGAGGTTTTATACCAATGTTCAAATGATTGGTAACAATTTCTTGGTTCGTGAAGTTGTAAATGGCAAGAGAGAAATATACAAAGAAGAATATTCCCCTACATTATTTGTTAAATCAAATAAGAAGACAAAGTACAAAACACTTGATGGTGAGAGTGTTGAACCAGTTAAACCTGGCACTGTAAGAGATTGTAGAGAGTTCTACAAGAAGTATGATGGTGTAGATGGATTTAAAATATTTGGTAACAATAGATATATCTTTCAATACTTATCAGACAAATATCCTCAAGATGAAGTAAAGTTTGATATCAGTCAAATTAATCTTGTGACAATGGATATTGAGGTCAAGGCTGAACAAGGATTTCCTGATCCTGAGTCTTGTTCTGAAGAGATGTTGACAATATCATTACAAGACTATGCTACAAAAAAGATTACTACTTGGGGTAGAAAACCATATGTTCCTACTCAAGATAATGTAACTTATTATCACTTCAGTGATGAGATTGAAATGCTCAATTCTTTCTTGTATCATTGGTCTAAAAATCCACCTGATGTTATTACTGGATGGAATGTCAGATTGTATGATATCCCATATCTTTGTGGAAGAATCAGTAGGATTATGGGTGATAAGAAATGTAAATTACTATCACCTTGGGGACTAGTATCACAAGATGAAATCTATATCTCTGGTAGAAGATATAATGTTTATGATATTGCTGGTATGACAACTCTTGATTATCTTGAGTTGTATAAGAAGTTTACTTACAAAGCACAAGAGTCATACAGATTGGATTATATTGCTAGTATAGAATTAGGGCAAAAGAAATTAGATCACTCTGAATTTGATACATTTAAAGAGTTCTATACTGGCAACTGGAAGAAGTTTGTAGACTACAACATCATTGACGTGGAACTTGTTGACAAACTTGAGGACAAGATGAAGTTGATTGAATTGGCACTTACCATGGCATATGATGCTAAAGTCAACTATCAAGATGTGATGTATCAGGTAAGAATGTGGGACACTATCATATACAATTATTTGAAGAAAAGAAATATTGTCATACCTCCAAAGAATCGTTCCAATAAAAATGATAAGTATGCAGGTGCATATGTTAAAGAACCAATACCTGGCAAATATGATTGGGTGGTATCTTTTGACTTGAATAGTCTATATCCGCATTTGATAATGCAATATAATATTTCTCCAGAGACTTTACTAGATACAAAACATCCATCTGTCACAGTTGATAAAATCCTTGAAGAGGACATAACATTTGAAATGTATAAAGACAATGCTGTTTGTGCAAATGGTGCAATGTATCGTAAGGATGTTCGTGGGTTCTTACCAGAACTGATGGAGAAAATGTACAATGAAAGAGTCATCTTCAAAAAGCGAATGATTACCGCAAAGAAGAAGTATGAAAAGACCCCAACAAAAAATCTTGAAAAAGAAATTGCAAGATGTAATAATATTCAGATGGCAAAAAAGATTTCCCTTAACTCTGCTTATGGTGCTATTGGTAATCAATATTTTCGCTATTATAAACTTGCAAACGCAGAAGCCATCACACTATCTGGACAAGTCTCAATCCGTTGGATTGAAGACCGAATGAACGCACACATTAACAAAATATTAAAAACGGAGGATGTTGATTATGTTATTGCTAGTGATACTGACAGTATCTATCTCAACTTGGGTGATCTTGTCAATAGGGTATACGAAGGCAGAGAAAAGAATGCTTCGAGCATCGTTTCGTTCCTTAATAAGGTGTGTGAGATGGAACTTGAAAAATATATTGAGAGTTCTTATGAAACGTTGGCCAAATACGTAAATGCTTATGATCAAAAGATGTTTATGAAGAGAGAGAACATCGCAGATCGTGGTATATGGACAGCAAAGAAAAGATATATTTTAAATGTATGGGATAGTGAAGGAGTAAAATATGAGGAAGCTAAGTTAAAAATGATGGGTATTGAAGCAATCAAATCATCTACACCTGCACCATGTAGAAAGATGATTAAAGATGCTCTTAATATTATAATGACACAAGAAAATGAGGATCTTATAAAGTTTATAGATGATTTTAGAACAGAGTTCTATAGTATGCCACCTGAGGAGATAGCATTTCCTAGAAGCGTCAATGGGTTGACAAAATGGTCAGATCCTGTTACTCTGTATAAGAAAAGTTGTCCTATTCATGTGAGAGGAGCACTCTTGTATAACCATCAACTTAAGAGTAATAGGTTAAAACACAAGTATCCTATTATTCAAGAGGGTGAGAAAATCAAGTATGTATACTTGAAGGAACCTAATGTCTTAGGACAAAATGTTATGTCTTTCATCCAACAATTTCCTAGAGAAATACCAAAGGTAAGTGATCAAATAGATTACAAAACACAGTTTGAGAAATCATTTATCACACCTCTTAAAAACATCCTTGATGTGATAGGATGGAAAACTAAACAAGAAAGTAATTTGGAGTTTTTATTTGTATGAGTATTTTTGATACACTTGCTAAAGAAGCAAAGAACGATTATGCACAACTTGTATCAAATACAAGTAGTGATCAAGGATTTATAGGAACAGGTTCTTATATATTAAATGCACAATTAAGTGGTAGTATCTATGGTGGTATACCTAACAACAGAGTAACTGCTATTGCAGGTGAACAAGCAACAGGTAAGACCTTTTATGCTATAGGTATTGCTAGTACTTTTCTTAATGACCATACTGATGGTGCAGTATTTTATTTTGATAGTGAAGCAGCAGCAACACCTGATCTATTCAGAGATCGTGGTCTAGATCCTGCTAGAGTATGGCATTTTCCTATAGACACTATAGAAGAATTTCGTACTCAGATGATACGTATTTTAGACAACCTTCTCAAAACACCTGAGAAAGATAGGAAACCACTTCTAATCATATTAGATTCTCTTGGTATGCTTGCATCTCAAAAAGAATTACAAGATGCAATGGATGATAAACAAGTTAGAGACATGACTAAATCACAGACAATTAAATCTGTGTTTAGAATTATCACTAGCAAATTAGGTAAGTTAAAGATACCTATGATAGTGACAAATCATACATATAAGACGATGAATCCTTATGGTGATCCAACTGATATGGGTGGTGGTAGTGGTTTAAAATATGCAGCGTCTACTATTATGACTCTAACTAAATCAAAAGAGAAAGATAGTAGTAAAGAAATCATTGGTAATATTATCAAGGTTAAAACATACAAATCACGTTTAACAAAGGAGAACACTCAAATTG